AGACAATAGACCGGCTTAATCCTCGAAGTCTTGCGCGGCTGTCTTTCAGGCCGCGTTTGACTTTGAGGGTAGCATACGTGTCAAATACCTTTGCATAACCGCAGGTCAGAAGCCATTTCTGTGATTTAAGATAATACATTCTAAACATTTCTGTCCTTTCAACTTCCATTTTCCACACTTGCACCGGACTACTTTCGCGTCCTCACGTTCAAGGTGGTCTATTTCATTGATAATACGGGCATTTTCACAGTTCTCACATACGACAAGCCATAGAATTTGCTCGTCATAAAGGTAAGAATCAAGTAGTTTATGCGGTCTATTGTTGGTACAGAGATTGCATTTAAATACTTTTACGGTATCCTTCACTTCTGTCATTTGTAATTCCTAATGTGACAGAAGCTACACATCCACATAACATCTTGGTCGATGTCAACACCTGCATCCGATCCGCGTACTACTACGGTCTTACCACCGAAGAAACTACGCGGTTGGTTGCATCCATCACAAATCTTGTAAGTGCCTTCAATTGGTAATTGATCATCACCATAAATGACACCTATTCCGTCGTTTGTTATTTCAACGTATCCCATGATTACCCTTCATGTTCGGCTAAGTTATTTGGCATGAACCACTTACCGGACGCATCTAATCGCATCCAACGAGCTGTGCATTGATTTGCTTTCATCTTTTCTACGCATACGTAACCACGATAAGCGCCATTCTTTCCTTGACCTTCTTTCAAGATCATAATTCCGTGATGGCAATTAGGTCTTTCATCGACCATTACAGCATTCAAAGTATTCGTTAAATAGTGCAAATCGGTTAAGGGTTCTGGTACAAGTTCTCGCACGTCATCCGGTGCTTTCGTGGTATCCCATACAATTTCGACTACATTTGTGCCTACATTTTCATTATTTGTGGCCACAATTTTGTTAGGTAAAGGTTTTGATTCGTAATTGTTTACCTTAGTCATTTCTTCTCTAGATGGCCGTTTTCCTTTAGCCGCGTAACCTGCATTTGCAAGTGCTCTGCCGATCGCAGAAGTCTCGCAATTTTCCAACGCTGAAGTTGAATTAACGCCTCTGTCAGTAACTTTCTCCTCAGCGTATCCGGTCGTGAACGGTATGCTATCCAAGTAAGTTCGGTATAAATAAGCTTTAACAATAAATCTATCATTTTGCATCGACTCCAATTCTGTAGATACTCGAAAGTCCGGCCAATCCCTAATAAACTTTTCTAACCGTGTTTCTACGGTTTCGTAATCATTCAGGTTGAACATCTAGTTCCTGCTTTCCTGTTGCATAATCGATCTGTTCTTTGAGAGTCCAAGTCGAACCATCTGGCCATGATTGAATTTCATTTGTGCAATCTTGACAGTAAGAACGGACAAGATGTTTTCTTGATGGTGTTTCACTTTTAATTGTCCAAACTGCAGGTTTCTGTCCTTTGAGAGAAGATACGCCAAAACGCACCTTGCAATAATCGCACCAGATACCTTTTGCAGCTCTAGTAAGTGTCAAGGTCAGACCAATCTTTACCGGCGAGTTCTCCAAAGAGGGATAAGTACGCACATGCGTCGAGTACGCTATCTTGATGGTGTTTAGATTCGATAAGTCTTGCGACTTTAACGAGTGCCATAGCCATTGCGACATCGTGAGGTTCAACGCTTCGTTCAAAATATACTGACCATAACTGAGCGATTCGCAAGTGGTTGATTGCCGGATCTCCGTAAATAAATCCTCTGTCTTCAATTGTTTCGAGAGCATCAGTCAAAAATCCTCTCGCCGTCTTGCTTGCCTTGTTTGTAACCTTTCGCCCAACCATGTCGCACTCCTTCGTTATAGTAAAAATCTTTAATCGCAATAATAGTTACGACTATTCCTAACATAATGCACAATCCCATAAGTGTGTTCAGGAAGAATTGTTTATCACTCATTGTCCGTCACTCCAAAGGTGTCTAGAAAATAGGCAGACAAAACTGCACGGCTTAATAAACCGCGAGTTGCTGACTTACCCATTTTTTCTTTAGCGAACTTACGAATGTAAGCTGCTTTAACGTAGTGCTTGCCGTCTGTATAAGCACCGCTTTTTCGGTCGTACGAAATTGCCATCAAGTTAACCCTTCTAATAGGCATTTCAATTACCTATTAGACACTTGTAAATGGCATTTGTCTACGACACGCCGTTACCCGAAACGTTTTCCTTCTACAATAAATGAACCATCACGCTCAACTGGTATTGCTACGGGTGAAACACGGAATTTATCTATGTAAATAATTCCAAATCCTTTTTGCCAATTCATTGTGCCTTTTGTATACAAGGCTTTACGCTCATCCATTAAATGACCTACTTCAAAACCTGTCAGAACACCCGTTACAGAGCCACCAGAAGCCATTGTAAAGGACGAAATACCCTGTCTATGGGTATGTCCACAGACTACACTCTTTCCGTGCCTTCTAGCGGCATCTAGGGCTGTTAATCCACCATGCGGTTTAATGGCTTGTTCATCACCGTGAACCATCACCCAATCAGGATGAAATGAGTAAGGTTTGTGATGATAAGTGATGCCTAATTCTGGCAAGCGTAGGAAGTTTTCTATTTCTAATTCAGGCGCTCCAATAAGGCCAGCGCATCTAGTCTTTAGAGCTGTAAAAAGTCTGGAACTGTGGTTACTTCTGGATAAATGGGATACTTGTAATTCGTAGAGCACATCGACAGTAGCGTCACGATCGTTTCCAATTGTGCCTGACCATTCATCTTGACCGGTTGACCATCGAGAAATTGTTTGGAAGTCGATTTCATCCCCAACGCAAAGGACATCATCGGGTTTCCATTTTTTAATAAATGCTGCAACGTTTCTAACTGCTTTGATGTCATGGAAAGGTACTTGTAAGTCGCTGATAACTACTATGCGCTTAATCATCATCCAAATCGTCTAGTTCGTCGTCATCATCGAACGGGTCAAAGTTAGGAAAAAGCCAATTTGGGATTGGCGATTTATCTATGACAATTCCTAACGCGTAGGATTTAGAGAATCCTGCTACCAATAAAGCGTTATACATTTCATTGACGCTAACCGCCCAACATTCCAAAGCACTATACATTCCAGCATCTTTGACAATGACTGGCTTGTTAACGACGCTTTGTTTTACTGGCTTTCTTTTTGGCGGCATCTGTAGTTCTCCTTTGAGCTGATTTTACTACCGAATTCAAAATTAACAGAATGTCGATTTGCGTGTCTTCGATTCTTTTAATCCTGTCTGCCAAAGAACTCCCACCATTGGGAAGAAGCTCTTTCAGGTAAACGCGGACTAGCCACCGCAATCCCATAAGAATTGCGGTCGCTGACGCTGCTACAGAAGCAGCCATCCCTGCATAGTCCGAAGCAGTCACTATTCTTTTGCGATTCCAAATTCAGCATCATCTGGATTGATTGCACGTAGTAATGGTGCGAGAACAGCAATTAATGATGACATTAATAGGTCTTTGATTTGCATGTCTGGTTTTGCAACGTAGAGTGAAATACCAGCTACAGCCCATGCGCGGCCATAAGATTGTAAAGCTTTAATTATCTTTGGATTCATTAGATTCCTTAATTGATTGTGGACATGACGTTCATGGTTGCTGATCCTGAAGAACAGATACCATAAAGAGCTTCATTGTCGCCTAATTGAACACTTAATTTATCACCGTTATCCATTCGGTAGCCCGTAGAACTTGTGACGCCACTTGCTCCTATGTAAATAGTTCCAGAAGAAGAATGCAAATAAACCACCTGATCATGCGGATTTGCTGCAACCAAAAGTGTTGCTGTAGTTGTTACGCTTACTTGGGATGTGCTAGGCATCTGTGCCACCAATCATGGGTATGTTAAAAAACTCTGAATTCAAGTCTTCTGTCTTGGCAAAAGAAATGTGAATGTGGTGTTCATGTTTATTAATGCCGGTGTATTTACGCCACTTCCAAAATAACTTTGGCGAAGCAATCATGCCATTGTGAATAATGTATGTTATTCGTTTATTTCGTTTAGCAAATAGTCGTAACTGATCCGATAAATAGCTTGACGTTTCTTTGGATTTATTGAGATTAGCGTCAACGTCGATGGCACGTACCCAACCACCAACAGCATCAGGGTTATGGTCAGAAGGCCTGACCGCATGACGCGCATCACCGAGCCATCCGTCAGAATGTCTATCTCTATCGGGAAACGAGTCATCTATCTGCTCTCGTAGTTGAACAGCAGCTTTAGACAGTTTAGGAGTTACTGTCACTATATTGACCACCATTCATTTTTAATTGGTTGACCTCTTTGTTTCCATCTTAAATCTCTAAGCATTTTATTTTGTTTATTCCAATCGATTTCAGTCGACGTGGATCCAATTGGTTGACACTTCATCCCATTTATAGATTTCACCATCACTTGGATAAGGCACAGGCGAATTCCATTGACAAGTTGCTTCATCTAACACCCACGAATTAAAAGGTTTAGGCGCAATAAACGCATCTCTAATTGAATCATAAACATATCCTATGCCAGCATAGTTAAATCTTATGTTGTTGTTGTATGAAGTCCGTTTACATAATTGACCTCTAAAATTACCGTACCAAGTTTCAGTATCTAAACCTTCGATTAGTTCAGTTTCATCGATACCAGTAATTACTTCGGTGACTATTCCATCTGTAATAAACGCGTAGTGTGCCATTATGCCCAACTCACATTTCCTGAGCCAGCGGTAATAGTTGCTCGCTTGTATCCACCACTTGCTGCGCTTTCTGTTCCTGTCAAACCTGCGCCGATGGTAATTGTGCGGCTGTCGGGATAACGCAAAATTACAACACCAGAACCGCCCGTAGATCCAGGAGAGCCAGTATGACCAGATCCGCCAGCACCGCCACCCAAATTTGCTGTTCCAGCAGTTGCCGCGCCACTTTGCGACCCCGCGCCACCGCCGCCAGTTCCAGCAGTTCCAGGCGGTTTAGAAGCTCTACTATCGCCGCTTCCCGCGCCACCGCCAGCATAAGTAACACTTGAACCCGTTATTGATGTTGCAACACCATTTCCACCATTACCGCCGCCCAATATACTGCCGTTTGTAGCAGCAACATTAGCGCCACCACCGCCGCCGCCCACACCAAAAGTTGCGCCATCTGTAAAACCATCTCCACCATCGCGACCTTGGTTTGCTGTTCCAGTTCCTTTTGCCGCATTATTTCCACCGCCGCCGCCACCAGAACCGCCATTGCTACCTGCGCTTCCATCGCCGCGACCTCTACCACCACCCGTTGATGTAATTGTAGAAAATACGGAATTACTGCCGTTTGTATCTACTGCTCCACCGCCGCCGACAGTTACTGAATAATTAGTCAAAGGTGATAAAGTCAGAGCAGTTTCCAAAGTGCCGCCGCCACCAGTTGCCGTAACTGTTGAACGCAACCCGCCGCCGCCACCACCGCCAGAATAATTAAACGAACTACCGCCGCCGCCAGCGACAACAAGATAATCGACAATTAAAGCAAGGTGTCCGCTTATCTGACTTGCCATAATTCCTAATTTGGTCATTACGAAATATCGCCCACTACATAAAACACGGGAGAAGCGCCGCCTGTTTTACAGATTATAGTTGCAGCCGAATAAATAACGCGAAGTTTTGGTGCGGTAGATGTTGCTCCTGTTGAAAGAATAGTAACGCCGCTACCTTGCGTGAATGTGATTGTGCCACCTACACCCGTCGCGATTACATCTATTTGCGCACCTGCCGCAAATACTGATGGCGGCAAGGTTAATGCAACAGATGAAGTCGCGCTCATTTGAATCAATGTGCCTTGATCTGCTGCGACCAAAGTATAAGCCGATGCTTGAGTTGATATTGTGGGATTTATTAAAGGATTGGTTAAAGTTTTATTTGTTAGCGTGTCAGTTGTCGCGCGACCTACTAAAGTGTCGGTAGATGTAGGCAACGTGATTGTCCCCGTATTGCTAATGCTTGAAATTATTGGTGTCGTTAAAGTTTTATTTGTTAAAGTTTGTGAAGTTGTTTTATCTACTGTTATTGCGGTGTCAATTGTTAATGTTGCCGCACCACTTGTTGCACCACCGCTTAATCCGTTTCCAGCTACTACAGAAGTTATATCACCTGAGTTGGCAATTGAAACCCATGCGCTTCCGTTATACACATAAACTGTGTCATCTGATTGAAGATAACTGACCATTCCTTCTGCTAGTACACCGGATAATGCCGTGGTACGAGCTGATGAATCAGCAAAGACCATAACTGTTTGTTGCTGTAAATACGTGTTAACTTGCGCGGCCGTTAAAACGTCACCTGTAGCGAATAAGCGATACCCTGCACCTGCCATTTGTTTCTCCCTTAATAGCTCAGAACGTTAGTTCCAAGTATACCCTGTGATGTCGAATCTAATAGGAAACCTTTGACTAAAGGTTCGCCTGTGTAAACCGTTGCCATAAAACTATTTTTACTGCCGTCAAAGCCGATACCCTGTACCAAGACATCCCTAGTAATTTCTGTAGATCCCGAAAGAGTCTTCTTAACTTGCAAATAATCCAGCAGTTCAAGTGATAATCCTGCTTCAATTAATTCAACGCTAGACGTATCCAAAAGATTGAGCATCATAGACTCAACACGCAATTCGGTTTCTTTACGGGAAGCCAATAGCATTTTTGCTTGGTTAAGAGCTTCTGTGTCAGTCTGAACAAGGATGCCAGTTCGCACTCCACTATGGATAAAGTATTTGTCAATGGACGTCTGGTCGTAAACGTTCTGAGCAGTTCCGCCGGCACGGGTTACGGTTACGTCATTGACGAGAATAGTGTCGTCTTGTGCCGTGGTCACGTTGGCGTATGGAATTCCTAAACCATCATCGGAGAAATAATAAGGGGTAGTGTCATAAAATTCTTCTACTGCAGTCCTAGACAAGAACGTCGCATCGCCGTTAGATGCAATGTAAAACCCACCCATTTCTGATTGCTCCACAAGCTGCAAGCATTGGAGCAGATTACGGTTAGGGGTTGCAGGATCCGCTTGGAGTGTGGAATCGCCTGTGTCGACCGCACGAAGGGCAGAAGGCCAGTCTGCATAATCCAACAAGGCATTAATCCTTGCGCCGCTGTATTGACCTGCAGGGGTGCCTGAAACGGTATCTACGGCCACGCCATTGAGCAATTTAAAGCCGTCTACGCATTTAAGGGTTACTTGGTAAACTTCGTCTACACCTTGCGCAAAACTAGAAATGTAATCGGTAATGAATCCTGAGAATAGGTAGTATCTAATACCTTTGTAATCGCACCAGATTTGAATTTTTCTTAATGGTATTAATTTGCCATAATAGGGAGAAGCCGTGTTACTTGCATTCCAATCCCCATTGTAATCTGCAAGCGTTACAGAAGCCGTACCAGCTTCAAATTGAGAAAGAATGCGACTACGACCACGCCTTGTTGAAATGCTTAAAAGTATGTCAGATATATCAACCCAAGCATTAGCATCGGCTAACTGGCCTGTTCCTAGTTTTCCCTTGGTTGCATCGTCGAGAGTAAAGGCTGTGGAGATAAATCCAGCACCATTACTGAAATCGATATTTGCACCGATTATCGGTTGAGCCATTAGATTGCTATCTGGTCAAATGTTATTTGGCCACCACGGGCTTGATTGTTCAAAATGCTGTTAGTGATGGCAGTCGATAAATCCTGCTGAGTCGCAACAGAACCAGCCACATTAACAGTTACATTTACATCACCGCGTTCACCTGCTCTAAAGTTTTGATATTCAACGATAGATTGTGCAGCTTCTTTAATGGCAGTAATTGTGTCTGTAAAATCTCTTTCAGAACCGGTGAATAAAGGTTTTCCGATTACTGGTGCTAAGTCTGCAATTAGTGGCGCTAAATCTGCCGGTGGAATTCTTTGAGGCGCGGTTGGGAGATTTGTGGTTGGAAGTGGTATTACATTTGAAGGTTGATTTGGGGTCACGGGGTTTTTTGGAAGTGTAGGATTTACTACAATGTTTCTTCCGTCTGGTGCAAGTGTAATTCCTCGTTGCCCTAATAAATCTGCAACGCTTATGTTTAATTTAAGATCACTAAGAAGTGAAGAAATATCACGAATAATCTTAGGCCAGTCCGCAAATGGATCATCGGCTTTCGGAAGTGTGGAAAGAATTAAGGACAATTCACGAATTTTAACGTCGTTGTCATCTATAAGAATTTTCAAAGCGTTTACCTTGGTTAAATCTTCATCAAGTAAGGCTTTCTTCATTTCAAGTCTTAAACGGTCTTGTTCGGAAACCTTACCTTGTAATGCAGCTTCTATCTGGATTCTGTCCATTTCAAACATTTGTTGAGCTTTGGAAAGAGCTGCTGTTGTTTGTGCTGTTTTCTTTTTGGCTGCAGCAATTTTGGATTCCGCTGCTAAAGCGTCTTTTAATCGTTTAGCATCTGCAGTCTTTTGCACCTGTGTTTGACGTTGCTGATTGTATGATAAAGCACCAGTTACAGAATTTGCTGCACCTTGCGCGGCTTTATCCATCTTCATCAATTGTTCTGTGGCTAAACCAATGGCTGCAAGCAATACAGCACCGGCGGTTACGCCTAAGAAAGGATTTAAAGCGAATTTGGTTGCTATCGCTGTTCCTATTGCAGTAGCGCGTAACACCTTCATAACTTTGATTACGCTTGTCATTGCACCTATCACACCTGCTGCAAATAACATAGCTTTATCCAAAGCATAAATAGCGGCTAAAGCAATTGCCGTACTTTTGATAATCCCAAAATTGTCTTTGAATGCTTTGCCTAATGTAGCAATGGCAGTTCCAGCATTCTTACCAAAGTCTTCAATCTTCTTTTGTAGTTCTTCTATATTGGCGCTGCTCGTGGCAGTCATTAAACCATCAACTAAACCTTTACCAATCGCTTTCTTTGCACCGTCTACGGCTACTGAAATGCGATCTAATTTGCCTGAAAATGTTTCTGCATTCTTAGAAGCTGCTCCACCGTATAACTTTGTCAGTTCATCCGTCATGGCATTCAAGTCGCCACTTGCAAGAGTCGTATTAGTTAATCCAAGTTTAAGTTTCTTTAATGCCCCAACATTGCCCATGTAGGCTTGTCCAAGGGCAGAAGCCACAGTTCCTAGATCGTAAGTAGTGCCTTTGGAAATATCTTCGGCCAAGGTCAAAGCCGAACGCGCCGCACCAACGTCTTTTAATGCTAAATAAAGACTTGAAAACGCGCCGCGAAGATCGCCAGTTTCACCAGTTAAAAGTGAGAAATCGTGAAGGAATTTTTCTACTCCAACACTTTCAAAACCTTTACCGGTATTTGTTAAAACGCTAGAAAGTCTAAGAGCTGCTTTTTCTTCTGCAGCAAAAGCCTTTATTGCGGATGAAGCAAATCTTTCAATTGCTACTACTGAAAGAGCACCAGTTAATTTCTTGCTTAACGCGCCAAATGCTTTTTCGGCTTTCTTGATTCCAGAGTCATTGAGCGTGGTGATAATCGGGATATTAACGCTCATGCCACTCTCCGAATCTGGCCTTCATACTTGCCATTCCAAGCCATAGAAGCCTTGTTAATAGCCTTCATAACGCCATTGAGCGCCTTGCCATGATTATCAGCGTAAGCAGCCCACATAATTCGACCGCGTGTGTCTTGTCCAGTACCAGCTTGCTTAATCGCACCAATACCCCGAGCGCGACTGACGAAGAATTTGCCGGAAGCCGAAAGGCCATCTGATTTAGTTCCTACAGTTTCAAGAATTGAACCTGCATGGGATTTGTTAAGCAAAGAATAAAGTGCGGCATAACCTTTGAAATTCTTTCTTGTCTTACCTAATGAATAGGTTAATCCGCGACGGATAACAACGGCATTGTAAAGAGGAAATGGCCGTGTTTTTTTTCTAGCTTTAACCACTTGTCCATGATCGGCAAAATTGTAGA